AGACCGGAGAAATTGGTCAGATAATAAATATTAGTGGTTTAAATATTGCTCTTCCTAAAGTCCCTAAAGATATATTGAAAAGATCTGATAAAAAAGATCAGCAGTATTGGGAGCCAAAAATACTTCCTAAAGAACTAAAAAGAATAAAGTCTATATTCCAGTGGCATAGCACCCCAGCTACTTTTAAAAACCAGTGGGTAGATTATGTAGAAAATGAATTTAATTACAGGGAGCAGGGGCGTTGGTTTATGAATAACGGAACTCCTTCGTATATTACAGGTACTCACTATATGTACCTTCAATGGACTAAAATCGATATAGGTCTACCTGATTTTAGAGAAGCAAATAGAATTTTTTATATTTTCTGGGAAGCCTGTAAAGCGGACAAGAGAAGCTTTGGATTAGATTATCTAAAGATCAGACGTTCTGGATTTTCATTCATGGCGTCCTGTGAAGGAGTGAATACAGGTACGATCACAAAAGATGCTCGTATAGGTATTTTATCTAAAACAGGTTCGGATGCAAAGAAAATGTTTACAGACAAGATTGTTCCTATCTCAAATAACTACCCTTTCTTTTTTAAACCTATCCAAGATGGTATGGATAAACCTAAAACGGAATTAGCGTATAGGGTTCCAGCATCTAAGATTACTAAAAAAAATATGTACCTAACCGAAGAGCAGGAGCTTGAAGGATTAGATACCACGATTGACTGGAAGAATACTTCAGATAACTCCTATGATGGGGAGAAATTACAGCTACTACTACATGATGAGAGTGGTAAATGGGAGAAGCCTGAGAATATCTTAAACAACTGGCGTGTTACAAAGACATGTCTACGTTTAGGTAGTAGAGTTATTGGTAAGTGTATGATGGGATCAACATCAAATGCTTTAGATAAAGGAGGTAGCAACTTCAAGAAATTATATAACGATTCTAGCTGTACTGTTCGTAATTCAAATGGCCAGACAAAAAGTGGGTTGTATAGTTTGTTTATCCCTATGGAATGGAATATGGAGGGGTTTATAGATCGCTTTGGAATGCCTGTTCTTAGAACACCTGATAAACCAGTGATAGGAATTGACAATGAGCCTATTATTCAGGGAGCTATAAATTACTGGGAGAATGAAGTAGATTCTTTAAAACAAGATCCAGATGCTTTAAATGAATTTTATAGACAGTTTCCTAGAACGGAGTCTCATGCTTTTAGGGATGAAAGCAAGCAATCGATCTTTAATCTTACTAAAATATATCAGCAAATTGACTACAACGATTCTTTAATTACCGATAGATATGTGACACAAGGGTCATTTTCTTGGGAGAATGGAATTAAGGATACTAAGGTAATATGGACGCCTAATAAAAGAGGAAGATTTTTTGTAACTTGGTTACCTGAAAGAGCATTGCAAAATAATGTTATAACGAAAAACGGAAAGAAGTACCCTGGCAATGAACATGTTGGGACTTTTGGATGTGATTCTTATGACATTTCTGGTGTAGTTGTTGGTAAAGGGTCTAACGGTTCTTTACATGGATTGACGAAATTCAATATGGATAACGCACCGAGTAATGAGTTTTTCTTAGAATATATCGCTCGCCCTCAAACGGCAGAGATATTTTTTGAAGAAGTTTTAATGGCTATAGTATTTTATGGAATGCCTATTTTATGTGAAAATAATAAACCAAGGCTATTGTATCATTTAAAAAACAGAGGCTATAGAGGGTACAGTATAAATAGACCGGATAAGACTTTTAATAAATTATCAAAAACAGAGAGAGAATTAGGTGGGATTCCAAATTCAAGTGAGGACGTTAAACAATCTCATGCTTCTGCGATTGAATCATATATAGAAAAACATGTTGGGTTAGATATGGAGGGATCTTATAGAGATCAAGATGATATGGGAGTAATGCATTTTCATAGGACTCTGGAGGATTGGGCGAAATTTGATATAAACAATAGAACCAAGTTCGATGCGTCTATAAGTACTGGGTTAGCTATAATGGCTAATCAAAAACACCTATATACCCCGACTAAAGAAAAATCGAAAATAAGCATTAACTTTGCTAGATATAATAATACAGATTCTGTTAGCCAATTACTTAGATAAATGAAAGATGTAAAAATACAAGTTAACTCTGCTGCTTTTCCCGATCAATTCGCGTCAGATAAAGTTAAAGACACAATAGAGTTTGGATTACAGGTTGGGCAGGCAATACAATATGAATGGTTTCGTAAGGATAGCGGGTCGTGTAGGTTTTATAATCAATGGGCCGACTTCAATCGATTAAGGCTATATGCAAGGGGTGAACAGTCTATTGCTAAGTATAAGGACGAAATATCAATTAATGGTGACTTAAGTCATTTAAATTTGGATTGGACCCCAGTTCCTATTATCCCAAAGTTTGTGGATATCGTAGTGAACGGAATGTCTGATAGACTTTTTAAAATTAAAGCGTATGCGCAAGATGCAATGTCTGCTGAAAAAAGAAATACGTTTCAAGATATGGTACAGGCTGATATGGTTGCTGCACCGCTGTTACAACAACTTGAAAAGGATTTTGGTATTCCTGTCTTCAGTGTAAAAGAAGAGGAACTTCCAGGAAACGATGAAGAGTTAGAGTTATACATGCAAATGAAATTCAAGCCAGCAATTGAGATCGCTGAAGAAGTAGCGATTAATACTTTGTTGGATGAAAACCATTATGCAGATACAAGAAAAAGAGTTGACTATGATCAGACGGTTCTGGGAATAGGAATGTGTAAACACATGTTTCTACAAGGAACTGGGGTTCAGGTTGAATATGTGGATCCAGCTAATGTGGTATATAGTTATACTGAAGATCCTTATTTTAAAGATAATTTTTATTGGGGAGAGATTAAAACTGTGCCAATTGGAGAGTTGATTAAAATCGATCCTTCATTAACAAATGCAGATCTACTTGAGGTTTCTAAGTACAGTCAAGACTGGGCGCAATACTATGATGGAGCGCAAGCTTACAATGATAGTATGTTTAGTAGAGACACTGCAACATTACTATACTTCAACTATAAATCTACACATTCTTTTGTTTATAAGAAAAAAGAAATGGCTGACGGAACTTTTAAGACCGTTGAGAAAGATGATGAGTTTAATCCAACAGCAGAAATGCAAGAGGAGGCGAAGTTTAAAAAAGTAGAAAAAAGAATAGATGTATGGTATGATGGTATAATGGTGATGGGTACTAATATTGTTCTTCAATGGAAATTGAGTGAGAATATGGTTCGTCCAAAGTCCGCTAATCAGTATGCTAGACCAAATTATATTGCGTGCGCTCCACGAATGTACAAAGGAGCAGTAGAGTCTTTAGTTCGTAGAATGATCCCATTCGCGGATTTAATTCAAATGACTCACTTAAAAATTCAACAAGTAGTTTCACGTTTAGTTCCAGATGGTGTCTTTATTGATGCTGATGGGCTTAATGAAGTGGATCTAGGTACTGGTGCTGCATATACTCCGGAAGACGCATTACGTTTGTATTTTCAAACAGGTAGTGTTGTTGGTCGTAGCTATACGCAAGATGGCGAGTACAATAATGCAAAGGTTCCTATTACACAGTTAACCGCAAGTAGTGGAGCTAATAAAATGCAAATGCTAATTGGTAACTATAATCATTATTTAGATATGATTAGATCGGTTACTGGACTAAATGAAGCGCGTGATGGTAGTATGCCAGATCCTAATTCATTGGTTGGTATTAATAAGTTAGCTGCTTTAAATTCAAATACAGCAACAAGACATATTTTGCAAGCAAGCTTATATATGACACGAAGTTTAGCGGAATGTTTATCAATTAGAATGGCTGACATACTAGAGTATGCAGACTTCAAAGATGAATTTGCGATGCAGATTGGTAAATATAATCTTCAAATTATTGAGGACATAAAAGATCTATATCTATATGATTTCGGGATCTTTATTGAAATGTCTCCTGATGAGGAAGAAAAAGCAATGCTTGAGCAGAATATTCAAATGGCTTTATCTCAGCAAAATATAAGTTTAGAAGACGCTATAGATATTCGAGAAATCAATAATCTAAAAATGGCTAACCAGTTACTAAAACTTAAGCGTAAGCAGAAAGAAGAAAAAGAGCAGGCGCAGCAAATGCAAGCTCAAGAGATGCAAGCGCAACAGCAAATGCAAGCTCAAGAGGCAGCAGCAATGCAGCAAATGCAAATAACACAAGCGACATCCGCAGCTAAGATGGAGACTATGACGGCTCAAAGCCAGATGGAAATTCAGAAAATGCAAATGGAGGCTCAGTTGAAAACTAAGTTAATGGAAGTGGAGTTTAACTATCAAATGCAATTACAAGGAGTAACGGAAAGTCAATTGGACACTAGAGAACAGAACCGAGAAGAGGAGAAAAATAACAGGTTAAATAAACAGTCTTCTAATCAATCAAGAATGATTGAGCAGAGAAAACGTAATTTACCTTCTATTTCTTTTGAGTCTAATGAGGATAGTTTAGATGGTTTTGATCTATCTGAATTTAACCCAAGATAATTAAATTAAATAGTATTAACTTTATAAAAATTAAATCAAATGGAATTTCAAGTAAAAGAAGTAACTAAAGAAGAGAAGTCTCGAGTGGAAGTTGAAACAGAAATGTTAAAAAAACATGAAGAGAAGTTTGCGGATCCATCACCTAAAGATGATGGTGTAGATCGCGTAGATCTTAGAAACGGATTAGATACATTAACTGACGGAAACGAAGGAAACGAAGGAGAGGAAATAAGTGGATTGGTAAAGGAAGTTGAAGAACTTGCAGAAGAACCACAGGAATTAAAGGAAGATGACATTCTTTCTTATATAAAGAATAGGTATGATAAAGATATAAATTCTATTGATGAACTGTTTGCGGAAAAAGAGGCAAACGTTGAGTTACCAGAAGACGTATCTGCATATTTAAAGTATAAACAAGATACCGGGCGTGGAATCAGTGACTTTTACAATTTGCAAAAGGATATTGAGGGAATGGACGATGATGTTGTACTTGCTAACTATTACGCGTCAACCGAAGATGGGTTGGACGAAATAGACATTCAAGATCTAATTGAGGATAAGTTTAGTTTCGATGAGGAATTAGATGAACCGAGAGAGATTAAGAAAGTTCAGTTAGCGAAAAAACGCGAACTCGCTAAGGCGAAGAAGTTTTTAAATGACGAGAAAGATAAGTACAACATTCCTCTTGAGTCAAGTGGGGGTGCATTATCCGAAGATCAGGAAAAAAGCCTTGATGCTTATAAGAGTTACATAGAGGAATCTAAAAGCGTAGAAGAACAAAACAGGAAGAAGCAAGAGTTTTTTGTAGACAAAACAAACAGTGTGTTTAACAGTGATTTCAAAGGTTTTGATTTCAATGTGTCTGATAACAAATTCACCTTTAAACCTGGTACTGCGGAAGAGTTGAAAAACGTTCAATCAAATGTTGGCAATTTTATTGGTAAATATTTGGATAAAGATGGTTTAATAACAGACGCGGTAGGTTATCACAAGGCATTGTCAGTGGCAATGAATCCTGATAAATTTGCTCAATATTTCTATGACCAAGGTGTAGCTAATACTGTAGATGATGTTTCTAGAAAGTCTAAGAACATTAATATGGATGTTAGATCAGCTTCTCAATCTGTTTCAAAAGACGGAATGAAGATACGCCCTGTAAGTAGTAATGATAGACACGAAAATGGTAGAGGACTCAAAATTAGAAGTAGTAAAAAAAATTAATTTAAAACATTCAAAATGGCAGTAAATTTAACACCAGGATTTGACTTGCAGCCAAGTGCGCAACAAACTCCATTATCAACAAACTATATCACTAACTTTGATTTTTTGAATCAGTATCTTCCTGATACTTACGAAAAAGAATTTGAACGTTATGGAAATAGATCAGTAGCATCATTCTTAAGAATGGTAGGTGCTGAAATGCCTTCTAACTCTGACCTTATCAAATGGGCTGAGCAAGGAAGGTTACACACTAAATACCAATCTTGTACTTCTGCATCAGCAGCAGCAGCAGTTGACGGTATTTGGACAATTCCAGGGATTGGAGCAGCTCCAGGAGTAGGAGCAAACAACCCTACTAACTTTAACCCGCAACTAAATGCCAATTCTGGTACTTTAGCTACGCTTAGAGTAGGACAGACTGTAATGATTTCTGACAACACGCCAGGATCTACATTGCAAAATAAAGCGATTATCAAAACAGCTCCGACGCCAGCAGCGCCAGGGACTTTTACGGTAGCGTATTATGATGCAGGTGGACAAGCGGTAGTAGCAAATACAAGTTGTGATATCTTTATCTATGGTTCTGAGTTCGCAAAAGGAACTAACGGAATGGTAGGTTCTAATGAGTCTGATGACTTTATCTTCGACAACAAGCCAATTATTATCAAGGACAAATATTCTGTTTCTGGTTCTGACATGGCTCAAATTGGATGGATTGAAGTTACAGGTGAAAACGGTGCAACTGGATACCTATGGTATTTGAAATCTGAACACGATACAAGACTTCGTTTTGAAGATTACTTAGAAACAGCTATGGTGGAAGCAGTTCCAGCAGCAGCAGCTTCTGGTGCAGCAGATTTCTTACAAGGTGTAGGAGTTGGTGCAGGTGCAGCAAACCTTTCAGGTTCTGACGGTATCTTCCACGTAGTAGGAAATAGAGGAAATGTTTTCGGTGGTGGAAACCCAACAACTTTAGCTCAGTTTGATCAAGTGATTCAAAGACTTGATAAGCAAGGTGCTATTGAAGAAAACGTAATCTTTGTTAACAGACAATTCTCATTCGATATCGACGATATGTTAGCTGCTCAAAACTCTTATGGAGCGGGTGGAACATCTTATGGTCTTTTTGACAATGATAAGGATATGGCGTTGAACTTAGGTTTCACAGGATTCCGTAGAGGTTATGATTTCTACAAGTCTGACTGGAAATACTTAAACGATCCTACAATGAGGGGTGGTCTTGAAGCTGGAAAAATCAACGGACTTTTAGTTCCTGCTGGTTCAACTACAGTTTACGATCAAATCTTAGGTAAGAACGCTAAGCGTCCTTTCTTACATGTTCGTTATAGAGCTTCAGAAACTGAAGACAGACGTTACAAAACTTGGATTACTGGTTCTGCTGGTGGTGCAAGAACTAACGATCTTGATGCAATGGAAGTTAACTTCCTTTCTGAAAGAGCTGTATGTACTTTAGGTGCAAACAACTTCTTCTTATTTCAAGATGCATAGACAGTAAATTACTAAGGAGGGGTGCTAACCCGCCCCTCTTTTTTTTATATAAATCAAATTAAATCATATTATAATGGCAAAACAAAAAGAAAAGTACGAGAACAAAGCTTATAGGCTTTCAGGTGAACAGCATCCACTTTCATATATGCTATCATCAAGACATTCACAAAGATCTCCTTTATTACATTTTGACGAAAACAAGGGTATTAATCGCCCACTTCGTTATGCAAGAAATCAGAAGTCTCCCTTCGAGGATGAGCAAGATGGAAATGCAATCCTAGAACCAATTGTGTTTGAGGATGGAATGTTGATCGTTGAAAAACAAAATCAAGCATTACAATCATTTTTACATTATCACCCTAGCAATGGGATGGTATTTGAAGAAATTAATAACTCTCGAGATGCAGCTATAGAGCTGGAATGGGTAGAGAAAGAATTAGAGGCTCAAATAGAGGCTAAAAGAATAACAACTGACGTAGACAGGTTAACTTCTGTATCTAGAGTTTTAATGGGTAATGGTGTGGATAACATGACTATTCCTGAATTAAAAAGAGATATTCTTTTGTACGCTAAAGCTAGGCCAGAGGATTTTATGAATACCATAAATGATCCTATGTTGGAGTTAATGGATACTATTCATCAGTTTATGATGGCAGGATTCTTAGCTTATAGAAACAACAATAAAGATGTGTACTATAACCTTGTCAACAACAAGAAGAAAATGCTTACAGTTCCTTACGGAGAAGATCCGTATTATATTATAGGTTCTTTCTTGCAATCAGATGAAGGTTTAGAGGTATACAAGCTTTTAAATAATAAGTTGAAAAACAGTAAGTAATTATATTTCCCTTAACTAAGAAAAGAGCTGCCTGAAAATGGTGGCTTTTTTTTTGTATATTTGTTGACAGTAACTATCATATAGGTAGTTTTTTTACTAACTAAAATTTTTATAAAATGGCAAAATTTCTCCAAGTAGATACAGCATCTAATGGCAAATTAGTTATCCCTGCAACAGATGTTGTTTGGGTAAACACACCTGGTTCTCCATGGACGAGTACCGAGGTTTATTTAATGAATAACGGAACACTTGATGTGGTAACCGTTACCCATGCTGCGGATTCCGCTGCAATTGTAATGATCGCATATATTCAAGACAAACTTGTTGAAGCGGCTCAAGGTAAATGGTCTGAATCTTTTCTTAATATTACCGATGGTTCTCCATTAGTGATTTCTAACGTAACTATTTCTTAAACCCCAGAAACCATGACAAAATACTTCAATATTTACACGAACGGAGCAACCAAGGCGTTGCTTAACGCGAACAGGATCAAAGCAATCAACCAAACAAGCACTACCACAACAGTAATCTCTTATAATGGAGCTGCTGCTGCGGATGTGATTACTATTACTCATGCCGCAGATGCGTCAGCGGTAGCAGTTCAGAATTTCTTGGTTGGACATCTTCAAACATTAATGTCTACTTCATATACGAACGCAGCGCCAGTGGTTACTTTACCATACGCATACGTAAGTATAGCAGTGGCATAGAACGTTTTAAGAATAATTTATAAGAGGAGGTTTACAAAAAAAGTAAGCCTCTTTTTTTTTACTATCTTTGTAAAAAGAATAAATTATGCCTATTAACGACGTAAGAAATACAGTGTTGGCTATAGCTAATAAAAACAACTACGGATATATATCTCCCGCTGATTTTAATCTATATGCAAAGCAAGCTCAAATGGATATGTTTGAGGATTATTTTTATCAATATAATAATCAATTAATAAAAGAAAATCTAAGACAATCAGGTTCTGGATATGCAGATATAGCAAAAGGTTTAGTGGAAGTAATTGATAGTTTTTCTGCTACACAAACCTTGATAAATAATGGGGTTAACTTATTCTCATTACCAAGCAATTACTATTTAATAAATAAAATTAATTATTACCCAACGGTAATTCTATCTGGAACAACCACAGCGGCAGGGACAAATACTCTGACAGACGCTGCGGCAACGTTTACGAGCAATACAGCTATTTTAGGACAGTTAGTGTCATCGGTAACTTCTGGTAGCCTTACAGCGGGCCAAAGTGCTTATGTAATAGCTATTGTAAGTAATACAGAGTTAACTCTGAGTGACGATATATTTGGTGTAGCTGGAACAATAGGGAATACATACACTATAGTATCTAGCGTTGGTATAGTTGAGGTAGAAAGAGTGAATCAGAATAAGATCTTTTATTTAAATTCTTCTCCCCTTACTTCTCCATCTACAGGATATCCTGCTTACGTGCTAGGAAGTGCAAATAATACTTCTTTAGGGAATACTGTAAATGTATACCCTGTAACACTAACAACTCCAGGGACAATCTTCGCACAATATGTTAGGTATCCTAATCCACCGCGTTGGACATACGCTCAATTACTTGGAGGAGAACCTTTATTTGATGCGACTCAAGCTGATTATCAGGATTTTGAATTACCATTATCAGATGAGCCAATTTTAATTGCTAAAATCTGTCAATACATAGGAGTAGAAATAAGAGAACAGGCCGTATATGATTTCGGAAAAGCAGCAATAGCAGAAGATAACCAATAACAATATTTATTATGGCTTATAAAACAGATTACGAATATTATCAAAACTCAGGGACTACACCAACTGATGCGAATTGGGGATCATATCAATTTCTTTCTTTGGCGGATATAGTTAACAATTTTATGTTAATGTATCAGGGAAACCATGATCTGATTAACAATATAGAACGATACCAGATATTATTCCATGCAAAAAGAGGTATACAGGAGTTGAATTACGATGCTATGAAGGAGATTAAAATTCTTCAATTAGACATCACTAATCAATTGCGTTTTGTTTTACCTCCAGACTATGTGAATTGGGTTCGTATCTCTCAGTTTAGAGATGGTACATTATATCCTTTATCAGAAAACATACAAACCAACTGGTCCGCAGCTTACCTGCAAGACAATGACTCTAACGTGTTATTTGATCAAGACGGAAAAGCATTAAGACCACAAGACTCTGAATTAGATTTAAATCAGATGTCCGCAACAGCTAAAAGTATCTATCTAAACTCAAGCAGTCCTTACAATAATTCTGAAGGCTGGTGTGTAGATGGTAACTGGTATTTTGATTATGCTGTAGGCGCTCGTTTTGGGTTGAACACAGAAACTGCAAACTCAAACCCTACCTTCACAATCAATAAACAATCTGGTGTAATAAATTTTAGTAATATACTAGGATCTTCTTCAGTGGTTTTAGAATATGTGTCAGACGGAATGGCTGGTGGTATCGATTCAGAAGTTCATCTTAATAAACTTTTTGAAGAGTACATTTATGCTTATGTAAAATACTCTATTTTAAATACTAGAGTTGGTATAACAGAATACGTTGTTAATAGAGCAAGAAAAGATAAGTCTTCTTTGTTAAGAAACGCAAAAATAAGGTTAAGTAATATACACCCTGGCAGACTCTTGATGAACATGAGAGGTCAGAATAAATGGATAAAATAATATGCCAATAGTTACAACAAATTTTATTTTAGGTAGAATGAATAAATCGGTGGATGAAAGACTTCTTCCTCCTGGTGAATACATTGATGCTTTAAATATTAGGTTAGGGGCTACAGAGTCTACAGAAATAGGCGCTGTTGAGAACTCTAAAGGGAATGATCGTTTAACGACCTTAGAATACGGAGGAAGTCCGCTATCACCAGCTACAAAATGTATTGGAGCGTATGAAGACGGAATGAGGGAGACTATTTACTGGTTCGTACATGATTCAGCAAATACAGTTGCTCCTGGAGGAAAGGTAGATTTAATAATCTCTTTTAATACTTCAGATCAGATTCTTCAGTATCATGTAATTTCAACATCAGTTTTAAACTTTAACGATAAGTACCTAATTACTGGTGTAGATCTTGTGGACGGATCGTTGTTATTCTTTACGGATGATTTAAACCCGCCTAGGGTAATAAATGTTAGTAGAAATTATGCAGATCCTATAGCAAATGTAGATCAGATAAATGAAGAGGCTATAAGTGTTATTGTAAAGCCACCTGGTTTTGAAGACACTGTTGGGACTCATATTCCTTTAACAGTTCCTACGGTACAAATGGTAACACTACCAGGAAATGAGAATTATATTAAAGAGAGATTTATCTCTTTTGCTTATAGATATAGATATTTAGATAATCAATATAGTGCTACTTCTTTATTTACAAAACCTGCTTTTTCGGCAGATAAATTTAGTTTTGACACAAGGAATTATTTAAATACAGGAATGATTAATCGCTATAATGGAGCGATTGTAGGATTTAGTACAGGGAGTAGCTTAGTTAGTGAGATAGACTTACTATACAAAGACTCTACGTCTAATACTATTTTCGTTATAGAACGATTTAAAAAAGAGGATTACGGATGGGCTGATAATACCACTAAAAGTTATTCTTTTACTAATAGTAAAATTTACACTACAATAGGTGGTGATGAGTTGTTACGCCAATATGATAATGTACCTCGTGTAGCAAAAGCTCAAACAATCATGAGCAATAGATTGATTTACGGGAATTTCATAGATGGATATAACTTTAAGAGAACGAACTCTACAGGGTCGAATATTTCTTTAGACTATGCAACTAGCTATAACTCTATTCCTCTTGATTTTATTGCAGCACCAGATGGCTTGCCGGGGGATGGTATTTCATATACCCTTTCCGGAACCTCAGAGGCGATATCTAATTCTAAGATAACATTTGATTTTACTGATATTGCAGATAAATTAGTGCAAGGAGCAGTGTTATCCCTTGGTTTTGCTTTTGAAACTTCAAAAATAACAGGTACAACATCAACAGCTTGCTATATAGCTAATGAGAATTTTGAAAATGATACATTTTCACTGAGTATTTCCATAACCTTAGACGCAAATTACTCTTCTGTGTACGATTTCTTAACCTCTACTTTATTTGAGGAGGCTATAGGAACAGGAACATTAGCTGATGCTAGGTTTATGCCATTGGCTACAGCAGATACTGGGTCTTCTTTAACAGATTTATTTAATAATTTTTTAGTAACACCTGCTCTGTCTTGTGTTTTTACTAAATTCAATAGTAGTATTACAGACGCAACCTCGCAACAGGGATTTGCTTTAACTGGAGTATCTCCAGGATCAAACACTTTTGAGCTGCAAGTTATTGCTATGCAGTATCAAAATATTACGGGTGCAGTTACTACAAATATTTTTGAATTTTTTAGATTTATTTCAGGAACAGTATTTTTCTCAAAAGACAATGATACAAGTAGCTTACATAGTAATAGAGATTATGAAACTGGTATAGTATACATGGATGATTACGGTAGAGCATCTACTGTTTTGGTTTCAGAATATAATACCATATACATAGAGCCAGCTGATTCAGTTAATATAAATTCAGTTCAGGTTCAAATAACGAGTACAGCTCCTTATTGGGCGAAGAAATATAAGTTTGTTCTTAAACCAAGTTTAGGTACTTACAATACTATTTTTAGTAACTTTTACTATATTCGACCAAGTGATAATATGGTCTTCTTTAAATTAGAAGGAGACAACGCTAATAAGGTTGCTAAAGGAGAAACATTAATAGTGAAAGCAGATGTTAGTGGTGCATTAACAAGAGTTGAAAAAGTAAACGTTTTAGATATAACTTCTGAGTCATCTGATTTCTTAAGACTTGCAGGAGAGCAGGGATTTGATGAAGACAGTAGCCAATTAGCAGGGTTATATATGAATGTTAAAAATCAAAATTTCAACATTTCTATCCCTAATGATTCGATAATAGAAATAGGAAGTCAAGAGACCGCAAGTAGTGCTTTTGGATGTACAACAAATAGATCTATTGGATATCCATGTTTCACCACTCAGTATGATTCTGCTGGTGTAATAACAGGAACAACTAATTATAGTATTCCTGGAGGATCTGTTATTAAGCTTTATATTAGAGCAAACAGAGCAAATGTAAAACTTGGCTGTGATCCTAAAGAGTGGTTATGGGAAGAAAGCTATGTAGCAAGTACAGATTATAATGACTTAAAAGCATGGTATGATGGAGATAATATAAATGTAGCAACTGCTAGTCCAGGAAATATAACAGGTATGGAGAATGATGGAGATCCTTCAGGGGATTACTATCCTTCGTACTATGCTCCAACAGTTCCAGGTGGAAATCCATATAACTATGCAGGGACTGTTCCTTGTAGAGTTTGGAGAATTGGTATTGGGTTTGCTCAGGCTGTTCCAGGAGACGTAACTTCTCCTTTATACTTCGGTGTAAACAGTGGTGTAAAAGGATGTGAGAGATTAGGTAGCAACAGAAAAGCTTCTATTGAAGTTGATCTTGTGATATTTAGAGCTAACACATTAATGGTTTTTGAAAGTGAGCCTTTAGATGCTAATCCAGATTTATATTACGACTCAAGTGAGATGTTTGATATAGACTCAAATGGATTCCATTTGTCAGGGTCAAATACTGATCTTGGAGATCAAAACCAAACAGCTTCACAAGATGCCGTTGTAAATTTAGATTTTGCAGATGTTTATTCTTTTGGAAATGGAGTAGAAAGCTATAAGATAAAAGATCAATTAGCAGCTAAGAGTTTTCAATTAGGAGAACGTACACTAGCTGTTTCTAACCAAGACTATAAAGAGGCGGATAGATTTGAAGGATTAACTTATAGCGGTGTTTATAGTAGTAATTCAGGAACGAACAACTTAAATGAATTTAATTTAGGATTGGTAAACTATAAAGACTTAGAGACTTCTTACGGGCCTATTCAGAAATTACACTCAAGAAAAACTGATGTGCTTGTTTTACAAGAAGATAGAATATCTTATGTGTTATTGAGTAAAAATTTATTATCTGACTCTACAGGTGGAGGTGTTGTAACCTCTGTTCCGGAGATCTTAGGTACTCAAATAGCTCGTATTGAAGAGTATGGAATTAGCTTTAATCCAGAGAGTTTTATCTCTTATGGATATGATGTTTATTTCACTGACTCAAAAAGAGGAGCGGTACTTAAATTAACAGGTCAAAGTAGAGGTGGTCAAGGTGATCAGTTAACTGTTATTTCTGAATCTGGAATGAGATCTTGGTTTAGAGATGAGTTTTATGGTAATTTAAATAATCAGAAATTAGGGGCTTATGATCCTTACATGGATGAATATGTATTAGCAATGAATCAGATACCTGTTCCTATTCCAGCTCAAATTACTCCTTGTGGTTCACAGGTGAGTAAAAATAATTTAGCAAGTGGAGCAACTTTTGTTTCAACAGTAGATTATGGAAACGTAATAGGAGATGTTCCTGTAGGATATAATATAAGCTCTGGATCAATTACGATTAATGTTGTTTGGAATGGAGTTTCTGTAACCAGCGGAACCTTAACTGGTACTGGAAGTTACACATGGTCTAAAACACTGAACACCCCAACTAACGCAGTAGTAACTGTTACAGCGATTGGAGGAGCCTCAAGTTTTATTATGAATTATAACTGTCCTACTCAAGAGACAATTACTATTGTAAAGGTTGTTATAAATTCAGAAACGAATGCAAACAAATATATTCATGCAGAATATTTCTGGGAAGACTCAACAAATATAAGCCCTGTAGATAGTGATTTATGTGAGTTTGGAAATTCTCATTTAGTTGCATCTACTTATGACTCTCAAGTTGGAGTTAGATCTCTAGGAGTGTTTCCTTTGAGTGGAGTGGATTTAACAATGAGGTCTAATAAAATAAATTTTGATGACTATGACTGGGCTTATCCATTGGATAACTTTAAGTATTTATCAAGTAATACATTATATGCTAATAATCAAACAGATATAGCTTCATTACTAGCGGCATCAACAACAATTGCAAATGGAAGTGTAACAAATCCATCAGCAGGATTATACCAAGCAGAAATAACAGCTCTGTCTTTACCAAGTGCAAATCAATATTTGTATTTGATATATGATTATAGGACTACATCTTGTCAGTCATTTTGTTATGATGCGACTTTATCGTCTTCAGCATGTTGTGACTGTAGTGTGCCTTGTGTGTCTTTTAGTTGTAGTGGCGTTCAGCAAGATGCGTCTGTAATTTGTAATCAACCATTGGTTAATACTTATTACCATACAGGAGCAGGGACTTATCCAGCGGTTGGAGATTTTGTTTACTCTTCTTCTATATGTATTAGTAGCCAAGCGGTTCCATTACCTTCAGGATATTACAGATCAGAAACAAGTAAGTATATCCGAATTGGAAGTAGCGGAATAGTAACACAATTAGTAATTTGTACTTAAATATAATATTATGGCATCAATAGGAACATATTGTTTCGATGGAACAAGTTTTTCACAGGCATCATCTTTATACACAGATGCAACTTTATCAACACTAGCCCCAGACGGATATTATTCCCAGGGGCAAGTTGTTAGAAGGCAATTAAGTGGTGTGTTATTAAACGCACAGGCATGTACAGCATGTTCAGTTGAGTGTGGCACAGGAATATCTGAGTCAATTGGAAATCAAAACGGAATATTCAGTGCTGATATTAATCTAAACAACTCAACAGGAGCAGTGGTATTGTATTTTTACTTAGGAAGTAGTGTCCCTGATGGGGTTTTAGCTACTTATGATAGTATAGTATACAATCGAATGACCGCTAAGAATAACCACGATGGAGTGGTATTGTTAGACGGAGCTGGTACAACAGTAGATTATGCTGGTATTGCAAATCAAGGAACAGGGTTACCAACTTATGCTGGAAATCAAAACTCTAGTCTGGTTGGAAGTTATTCTAATGTTCCAGGCGCTGGATGTGTTCAAGGAGATCAACCTGAAGACTATTTATTAGTCTCTAGTAATTATACTGCTCAAGGAACTTATCAAAGTATTAGTGTTGCTAATGCTCAGGTAGGATATAGTTCTGATGCAAGTACATTAACGTCTCCAGTATTTACTTTAGTTGTTCCTAAATCATCTGTAACACCTACTAATGTAAACTTAAAAGTTTATGCTCCGTTATGTGGAACAGCATTTTATTGGGAGATAGCTTGTCCTACTAATTTACCAACATTCACTGCTTCGGCAGCGCAATCTACAATAAGTTGTGCTGTAGCTACAACTACATATTACTTTATACAGAATGCAACGGGAACCACAGTTCCTTTTACAGTATCAACTAATACAACACCAGAGGTGGGTAACTGGGTATTTACTACCTCTAACGGAAGTACTTATTTAAATGATACCATTACAATACAATACTACATTATAAGCAACACAACGTACATAGGTGTGCGAAACGGCGTTGTTGTATCAACAGGGGATTGTTCTAATGGAACTTATATACTTGATGACTGTAGCTCAGCATTAAACTATACGGTAGAGAATATTCATAGTTTCTCTATAGGAGATGTTGTTCAGTATCAAACAGGAACACCAGGGACAGGAGCAGTTTATTGTGGTACAGTAACAACTATAAATCCAGGAGGTACGGCAGACGCTACTTTGTTTAGTGATCAATCATATGCATGTGGAGATTCAGTCCATTGTGCAACATAATATTAATATTAAAATAGAAAAATAATGCCAAATTACACATTATCGTATAATACAGATTCGTCAGGTAGACTGGAGAAGCAAGGTGTAGGAGGATGGCCTTCTTTCTACTCTTTTTTTCCTGACTATATGATCGGAATGAATAGTTATTTCTACAGTTTTAGTGGAGGTAATTTATGGAGACACAATACCAACGAACAGCGTAATACTTATTATGATACGTATACTGCTTCGTCAATTACAAGTGCTTTTAATCCAGAGCCGTCGGAAAGTATAAAACTATTTAAAACTTTATCTTACGAATCTAATACAACAGTTGCAGATACCACTGAGGCAAGATGGTCTTGTACTCAACTACTAACCGATTTAACTGATGGTAGTCCTGGGTCTATGTTAGAGACTTATTTTGAAGAGAAAGAAGGAGAGTGGTTTAGTTTCATTAGAACAAATGTTGGAACAGTAAACTGGTCTATGCGTTCTGCAAATGGAATAGGAGCTTGTAGTAATATAAGTGGAACCTCAGCGAGTAGGGTAATTGATTTTACAGTTCCTGTAGGATCGATTCTTAGTATTGGAGATGTGGTATATGCTGTTACTCTTCCTGCAACACTTAATCCGGAGCCAGCTGGTATTATTATAGCTAGAACTTCTAACAGTATTACAATAGATGGAACACCCACTGGAGACTATACATTACCAACAGTAGGCCAGTATATAATGTACATTAAAAATAGCCAAGCGGAATCGCATGGAGCAAGAGGATATTATTTACAATTTAAATTGGAGAACAATTCGACAAGTCCGGTTGAGATGTACTCAGTCGGTAGTAGTGTGATGAAAAGTTATCCATAGAAATTTACTATCTTTGTAATAAATGAAATTAAATATATCTCGATTAAAAGCAAGTGATTACGATGATATTCTTGTCGGATGGTGGAATGATTGGAGATGGACAGCTCCTTCGAGGGATTTTTTACCCGATGATGGATCTGGTGGTTACATAGTATATGATGGAGATATTCCTATTTGTGCAGGATTCATGTATACAACTAATTCTAAGGCAGTGTGGTGTGACTGGATCATATCTAATATGCGTTATAAAGACAGAGATAATAGAAAAAAAGCTTTAAGCTTATTGATCCAAACAATAACCGATGAAGCTAAAAGTTTAGATAAAAAATATGTATATGCTTTGATTAAGAATAAACCTCTTATTAATGTATACAAAAAAATAGGTTATGAGGAAGCGAGTACCTATTCAATTGAAATGATTAAAAAATTATAATATGGCAGTAACAACAGCAGCAGTAATTGGGGTAGCTTCAAGCGCAGCAGGAACAATACAATCTTTTAGTCAATCAGCAAAACAAGGTAAGTTGGCTGAGAAAGCAGCAGCCCAGGCTAAGAAGTCAATGGCAGAAGCGAAGAGCAGAGCCGAGAAAAATTATTATGAAGGTTTAAATGTTTCAAGAGAATCTTACGATAAAGCTTTTGAAAACAACTTACAGGTACAAACACAAAATATCCAAGCCTTACAAGAGGGTGATCCTCGTAACTTAGCAGCAGGTGTTGGATTAGTTCAACAAGCAGCTGATGCATCTACAGATAAAACTCGTTTAATCATGCAGGGTGATTTAGAGGATAACGCGAAAATGAAGGCTGATGCTCAAGATGCTATCAACCAAGATTTAAAACGTATGGATCTAGGGTTAGCTAAAGATAGCGAGAAGATGGCGCAAGAAGCGGCAGCAGCTTCTTCAGCAGCTTTCTCACAAGGTATATCAGGTTTAGGATCAACAGCTATGCAAGCATCTCAATTATCTCCTTTGTTTGGAGGTAAAGCTTTAACTCCAGAAGAGCAAATAGCTTATGATAATTTGATGAAAGCAAAAGCAGCAGGGCAATAAAATATAAGACATGGCAAACGAATTTACTAGAAAAGAAAGCGTAACTGATTATCAAAATTATGCGGGTCGTGCAGGATCTCAAATAGATTATTCAGCAGAAGCTGCGAAAATTGCAACTGGTGTAAATCTTATTGCTTCTGAACGTGAAGGGAAAAAAGCAAAAATACAAGGAGAAACAGATAATGTAGTTGCTCAGTTGGAAAAAGCTGATAGTTATCAAAATCAAACTTTAGGACAAACTGTTCTTTTAGCTGCGTCAGCATTAAAAGACAATGTATTAATGCAATCCCAACTAATGAAGAAGGGGAAAATTAAGCCAGCTGAATATATGGCTTTTCTTCAAACAGCTAAAGATGATATTACAAACTGGGGTATTGCAGCTAAAGATTGGGATAAAAGCTATATAGAGGCTGATGCAAGACAAAAATTAGGGGCAAACGGGAAAAAGATCGCGTCTGCTACTGAAACTTATATTAAAGAAAATATATTAGCCTTTCAAAACTTAAACAATAAAGTCCCATGGGTATCTGGCACAGGAAATGTTTATTTAGTGGATATGGTAGAAGATGAGCAGGGAAATAAAGTAATGCCGGATTGGGATACTCAAAAAGAGAAGTTCCAGAATATGGGGTCTATGAATAATCGTCTTCATTATCAAGATGATGGTATAAAATACGATATAGGAGGTTTAGTTAAATCACATACAGCTCTTATTGGGGAATTTATTACATCAAATATTACTGATTATAGTGTTAGTGCAGGTGGAGGAATTGTTATAGAAGAAAAAGGAGCAAGACAGATTGAAAAAGCATTATCAGGAAAATCAGGGCAAGCGGATTTTGATACACTAATAGAAGATATTACCAACTCAGTAGTGAATGATACTACAGCTGTTGCTAATATATTAAAGCAAAGTATTGGATTAGGTTATATTATTGCGGAAACAGAACAACAGTTTGTAAATAAAGGAGGAACTGATTTATCGAAATGGTTAAAAATAGACATGTCTACTGTGCCACCATCGTATCCAGATGTTGATGATGTTCAGAAAAAAGCTGCAAAAGCTTTAGTTGAAAGAGAAATTTTGACTCAATTAGGTCAAAGTAAGAAACATACAAAAGGTCAGGCTGGTCAGCAGGATAGTGCTACAGCAGCTGGTACTGCGACTAAAGACATTGATGATGCTGGATATATTAGTGAATTAAACGATGCGTTTACTAATCCAAACACAGGAAAATCTAAAGCTATTATAAAAAGATTAGTCGATTCAAGAAACTCAGAAGCTAAAAATCCAGAAGATAGGATTCGATCTATTAATATTGAAGATGGAAGAATTGTAGTGAAAAGAGCAGGTGGTCAAGATGATCTTATTATAGATAGAATTTCTGATAGTGGTATTATTGACGATCCAAAAACACTAGATATAGACGAGAGTATTACTAATATATCTACTGAAGATGATATCATGTCGTTAATTGATATTTTAACTCCTGGAAAGGGAATTAGTCGTGGAAGAGTTCGTGATTTAGTAAAAACACAAAATATAACATTAGGTGAAAAACGTGCAGGATCATTAAACACTTCTGTTGCAAGACCACCCCTAAAATTAATAACTAATACGACGAAGTTGGCTTCTGGAGAAAGCATGCTTAAATCTTTTGAAGATGCTTTTTCAGGGTCTACAGCAGGTGACTTTGATTCTACTGTGATTTCAGCTATTGATGAGGCTGTTGTTAACGCAATGAGTAACACTTTAAAAACTGATATATCAAACTACGGATTAGGGGATGCAGAGACTGTAAAGGTAAAAGTAGGAGGAGTAGATTATCTTAGAGTATCTATTGCAGGTGTCACTAAGGATATAAAATTAGAAAGTGGTTACTCAAAACAAAATATTGCTAAAGATTTAGTTGGGGTTATCAATGAGGCTACTAAAATAGTGAACAAAAAAAGAGAAGAAGGTCGAAGTGGTAAAGCAGCCGGAACGAGTTATAAGGATTGGAAGACAGCAAATCCAGGGAAGTCTTATTCAGATTATCTAGCTCAAAGGTAAAAATAAATAATAAAATAATTAAGCGTTGATATGGACGAATTACTAAATGATTTACTTTTAGCAATGGAAGAAGGTATCTTTTCAGATACTAAGGAGTTGCAAGATATTATAGACTCTGAAGGTTTAGAAGTTCTTTATGAATCAGCGGACAAAGAGGCTTTCCCTACTATGGAAGAGTACTTAAGTTATTTTGGTTCATTAAAAAAAAAAGAAGAGGCCGTCTTATCTGGTACGGATCCAGAGGAAACTACGGATGTCGTTACACCAGTGGCAACGGAAGTGGATGGATCTTTGGATTCTT